GTATTCACTGGGAAGATTGATGAAAACCCATTCCTGATGTTTATCTGAGTAGCATCCACGAATCCAGGAGCAACCATCGCTGAATAAGCATCGCGGGCTGCTTGAGACAACTGCTGGAATCCTCCATTGCCTCCTGAGATTGGCGTTGTTCCCCAATCAATAGCAGTATTGATGATCGTAACATCCACTCTTTGTAGCCAGATCATCACTTGCGTAGTAGCAGGAGTGCTCGCGCCAGTCAGCGACTGCAAATAGATGGCCGCTACTTGGTCGCTCATCGCCAACGGATTATTGGGATCGGCCTGCATTTTTAGATGCAGTTGATGATAGTCAATGGTAGCCATCAATAGACCTTCAAGTGGTCGAGCAGCGCCTTGATCTGCTGCAATAGCTCAAGAATTTGCCGAAGCAGATCATCCGTGTGCTCTGGCATCTTATTGCCCTTCGAATAAGATATGCCCTGAAACCAGCCCCGTACCATTCTTCGCCGACAGGCACAGTTCCGCGTTTGGCTGTGTGGTGCCCATGCAAGTGATCTCCTCACCGATGCGGGCTTGCCAGCGAGCGATGCAGCCGAAGGCATTGAATTCAAGCTCCAGCATGTAGGCGGTTGCGCTACGCTGCGGGAAGGTTGTTGCTGCCGTCGATCCCCACACCGGAGCCGTGGTTGGGGCAGAAGCGTTGACATCCTTCAGCGAGAGGTTGCCGACCGACAAGCCGCCCACCGAAAGTGTAGACGTGCGGGCCAAGATCAGTTCCGTGGGATTGCTGGAAGCCGATGCCCCGCCTGCGTAGACTTCATTCACCTTATTCAGTTGGTTGGCGCCCCCAGAGCGCAGGAATCCCGCAGCCTGACCTGCGACAAAAGACGTTGTATCGTTTACGGGTGCTAGAGTGACGCGACTATACGTTGCTGTATATGCGGCCATTTAAATCTCCTTTGACGGCAGAATGAGTTGCGGGGATTGAAGCTGCCGTGCCTCCGTTTCCGCTGCTTCTTCAAGACGCTGGTTCCAGGTAATGCAACGAGGCCGACCAGCAGCCTCGTGAATGGCAGCGCAGTTGTCGCAAATGTGGTGTTGACAGCTTTTGCAGAAGTAACGCGCCCGCGAACGCTTTGAGTTTTTCCACACGACATATTGGCAATGCGAACAGGTGTAGGTGTCGGCCTCCAGGTGCATCGTCCCGGTGCCCTTGACATTCTCTCCCAACCCTCGCTGGTCGATTTCCAGGTAGCCGAGATTGCGAGGGAATCCATCCGTTATGATAAGCATGGGATCCCCTCATCAGGCATAGAAACTAATGTTGAGAATCGGCGTCCCCGTGGCAAGGATGAACTGGATCTTGTTCAAGTCGCCGGAATAGTCCAATTCGCCGCCAGTCGAAAGAATCATCCCAATCGTTGACGTAGGCGCTGTACCGTCATCGCGCCAACGCACGCTAGAAGTCGTTCCTTCGCACTGAATGATCGCGTAGCCAGGAACTAAGCCCAGGTTAGCGATCGGTGTCGGCAGTGTCAGGTTAGTGGCACTACCCAATGTCCCGCTGGTGATCTGCTGATAGCCCAACGGCCGGCGATAGGCGCTGACCGTGCCCTCGCTAGGAGTCACGGCGAGTTGGAACAACTTACGCAGCCACGCGACCATTGGCCTCTCCTTCAAGGTAGAGCCGTAGTGCGGCAATCCGCAGTTGAGGATCAGGATAATACCTCGTTGGCGGTTTTCCGCAACGCATCAGGAAAATCGCCATTCCCTGTCCGAATCCTTGGCTCGCCGCAAACTCATCGGCAGCATATTCTTGTCTCTGGCACATGAACCTTACCGCCTCTGTCCAACACAGCGGTACGCACAGTGCCCGAATCTCCATGTGCCACGCTTTGATGTGCTTTAACTCATGCAGCAAGACCGCCTGCTGTTCGCTCCATGAGAGATCGAAGAACCTAGCACCAACGGCAATATGCTTGAACGGCCAAAACCCGCGAGCCTCGGCAATGACGTTCCATAGCATATCTGCCTTGACCGGAATGCCGCGAAAGCGGAAGCCGACTGGCAATCGGTCCAACGCTGCCGGCCCGATCGGCTTCCAAGTGATTCCGCGCTTCATAGTTTCTTACCCTCCAGCCGAGCGATGCGCTCCAGCGATGCCTTTTGCTTTTCCGCCTCAGACTTCGCCGCCCTGAAGCGCCCCGTGTCATCCAGGATCTCTCGCGCACGCTGAAGCGACTGTAAATCATCGCGAGCTCGCCATGACTTATCGATCCCGTCTACCGCGATAGGGGCATTGCTACCGTCCTGCTTACGTTTGCGTTTCTTAGCCACGTCCAGGCACCCCCGCCATTTGGTCTGGGTTGATTGCCCCAGCCGGATTCTGCCCCGTGCGCGGGCCACCCGCCGCCGGCATGGCTCCCGGCCTTGGGGCGCCGGCTACGCCAGGACCGGCTCCGCCAGGGCCACCGGGCAATCCACCCTGTTGAGCTTGCCCCATCTGCATCTGCCGCTTCTTTTGCATCTGCATCATGTGACCGCCCATGTGCTTCTTGAATAGCCCCATCGGATCTCCCGACATCGCGCCAGCCCGCATGTGCGACTGAATGTGGCGAGTGTCGTCATCGCCAGGATGCACTTCGACATCCATGCCGTTGAACAGGATCTCGTTCTCGGTTTCCGGGTCGATCTGGAACAGGTTGCGTTCATCGACCAGAATTCTCGGCGCTAGCTCGGGACCAAAGATGTTCTCGGTGCCCATCTCCAGGAACGGTCCCATATCAAGCCGACGCCCAGAGAGCATTTGCGGAGGCACACCCTTGATGACGTTGACCCAAGCAATCTGCTGCTGCATACGTTGCAAGTTTGCCATCGCCTCGGTGCCTGACCAGCGGAAGAAATACTTCTCGCCCCACTGCTGAGGAGGGATGGCCTCGATCTTGGCCTTGGCTCCGATCTCTCCGCGCTGCTCAACTTCTAGATCGCGTGTCCGAAACTGCTGATCGAATTCGAACAGCATCTCCACCAACGGATGCAGCATCGCCTGCTCATAGCGCGAGGCATGGTCGACGATATTGGTCTGCTGCTCTTGCTGCATCTGGCCCATCAATTGATTGTTCTTTCTCCCCTGCGGCATCTTCCCCATCATCATCTCGTTCACATCCATCGATTCCCAGATTTGCCGTTTCATCTCCTGGCAAATGCTCATCGCATCTTTCCACAACGGAGGGAATGGAATGGGCTTGATTGAGTCAGGACCGATCGGCCACACCGCAGCAAGCCCAAGGACAAGAGAAGCCCAGTTGGTCACTTTCAGCGGATCCGCCGCCATCACTGGCAGCAGCGAATACATGGCCGAGTCCTGCCCCATGTTCCAAAAGTCGCACAGATTCCACTGAATGAACTTAACGGGCTCTATCTTCGATTTGCCGAAGAATGATCCGGCGATACGCTCGACCGGCTCTGAGATGATCGGTCGCTTCCCGCTCCACAGCGGGTTGCGAATGATGCCAATGATGTCAACGGGCGAAGCGTAGTAGACGATCGCTTCCTCTTTGCGATCTCCGCCAAGATCAAGCTTCTGGTAGACCTGGAAGACCACTGCGTACTTGTCGGTGCCTTCGGTCTTGACCCCGGCATCGTTCGTCTGCTGTTTCGGCGGAGGGCGCCGATCCTTGCTCTTATCCGGCTCGCAAAACGCCTCGATGTCGGAGCCAGGAGGAAGGATGAACACGCCCTCATCGACCATCTCTTGAACTTTCGCTGCGCTCATCCGAAGGCGCACGGCAACCGCTCTCGCTTTCTGCAAGTCATTGCAGGTCGGCGGCACCACGGCAAGATCCTCGGTCGCGAAGTCGATCACTTCCGGTCCTTCGCGAAAAATCTCCTCCTCCTCCAATTCCTCCTCAGGCTCGGCAGTGATGTCGGTGAGCTCCAGATCACCGATCTCGGAAAATCCATCGGCGGTTTCGATGCCTTCGACGATGGGATTGCGCTTGACGATGCGCTTGAGTACGCGGACTGATTTAGTCCAATCCACCATCAAATTCCACTGACCTGTCACATCTCCAGCGATCAAATCGCTGCGCACCACCGATTTCAAATCCGTGGTACGAATGTAGTGCTCCAGCAATGCTAATTGCGTGTGCGGAGTCTTGCCGTCAGAGGAGATTCCCGTAACGTGCTTATCGTTATCAGGAAAGAGATTGCGGAGTGCACGCTTGGTCCGTGCGTTGATTGCATCGCGCACGGCTGGAATGTAGCCCTTGGAATTTCCGGTATAGCGAAGGTTATCGTCCGGTGTAGCGTTGAAGATGCACCAATACTCGGTGATGCGGTTAACCTGCTCGTCCTTGTTGTCGTAAGCCTTGACGATCGTGGTGTAGAGCTTGGATGCCGCTTCAAAGGCTGCGGATTTGCGCCTATCCGCCCAATTCTTGATGTTGGGCTTATCGCCCTCCAGCGTGTCGGGATCGCCGACTGCGTTTACGCTATCGGAGGGTAGGTCTTTTTTTTTGAGCGAGCCATCAATACTTGTGCTGCTAGATCATCACGCCTGCGAGTTTCTTCGAGCGATGCGGATTGGCCTTGCGTTTGCCAGCGTGGGTCTTACGTCGAGCCGCGTGCTTTGATCCCATGCCATCGGAGGCGAGCTTAGGCGTCGCTGCCGCAGGAAACTTCTTGTGCTTGAATGACGATTCTTTGCGTGCCATCAGATTCCCCTTGAGCCTAAACGCCGCAGCAGCGCGGCCCGCGCCTTGGCTTTCTTAGCCTGTGGTTGCATGTGCTGCGCCCCTACCGCTGGGCGCGGACGATCATCTGGTTCCAGTTTCTTGACGTGCTTGGCAAACGGCTGCTTGCCGGCGATTTTCTCGGGCACAACCACCGCAGAGCGAGGGCTTTTTTTACCTGCATGACGGCGCAGGTTGCCCTTGCCCTTGGGGTGGTGCATCTTGCGCATCGCCATGATCGGTCAAGTCTGCGACTTGTTGAGCTTCGGGTTGCCCCAAATCTTCTCGCGCATCTTGCCCGATTTCGGATGCTCGGGAACTTTCGAGGGCGAGCCGTAAGCTCCGCCCTGCTGCTTCATCTCAAAGAAATCGGTGCCATCCTGCGAGGGTGCTTTACGGCCGAGTACCTTGGACACTGCCATGATTGACCTCAACGAAAGCCTTGATCGGCAAGGGGATAATCCGCCGCCCTTGGCGGTCTGTCAAGCACGGGCTCGCGGGTTAGCCGAGATGAAGGCGTTGCCAGAGGGATTGAGCTCGACGTTGGCCCCTTTGGGGAAGGTTTCGGCGAGTTGGCTCGTCTGATCGAGCGTCGCAACCAAGCACTCCAGCGCCTCCCCAATCAAACGCGACGTGCCCGGCTCCGGTTCTTGCAGTGCTCGTCCTCCACGTTCCACGGGAAACGCATAGCCGGCTCCTATGGCATTCAGCGTAAGACAAGCCCTTTTGTCGACGACCAGAAGGCGAGCATTTCGCCAAGGAGTGCGGATACGCTCGGCGAGCACTCCACGGGCGACGGCGGCGTGTTCCGCACGCAGCGGGTTGAGGCGCTGAGTGCGAAGCGCCGGTACGATCGGAATCCGCGCCCACTGATCGAACGTATCGGCTGGCACCCACGCTTGGATGTCGGCCATAGGAAAGGAGGTTCGCACCTCGAAACAAAGGGTCTTAACCGCATCGGCGATCGCTCCCGCATGGGCAAAATCGCCCGCAACGTGCAGGCGCCGTCCCTCGCGAATGACGCACACCGCAACGCACTCAGAGGGCGAAGCGTTGAAGCCAACAAACACCGGCTCGCCCCTCTCCGGTTTCGGAGCATCGCCAATGTTCGCACCTGAAAAGTCCTCGTACACGGGAATCCCCGCAAAGATCCGCATAGCATACGCCAGCGCGTTCATCACGTCACGCGGCCCATTGGGGAAGTTGCACCACTCCGCCACCAATTGCGGGTGCATTCCTCGCCCGCCAACGAGCACGATGTCACGCGCCTGGGCGAACGGCAGCAAGCCGCGAATGAACTCGTCCTTGTTGCGATCTTGCGGAGCATTCATGCCGATCAACGGCAGTGTCGTGCCGCGCCGCATCATCTCCAGGCGCATCGGCTGCAACAGCCAATCATCGAGCGAAGTCTTTTCGATCCCGATCTTGACGGGTGAATGCTTCTCATAAGTCTCGAAAACATCGCGCATGAATTCGTCGGGTTGCCAATACTCGCCGCGTGATTCATGCACCAGGATCTTCGATCCCATCCGGCTTACCACAACCTTGCCGGTGCGCGCCGATTGCTGCTCATTGGGTCCGTTGCGCTCGCGCCTTGACGTGCGCGATGGATCGTAGATCGCAAATCGCGGCATCCAGTGCCACGGCGATTCATCCATCACCCCCAGCATCTCGTCCTTGAACGATCGCGTTTCTGGATTCACTGCCTGGAGCATGTATTCCTGGAGGAACGCCGAATACATTCCCGCGCTTTGATAGACGCGCTTCTCGTTCCTGATCCACTGCATCGGATGCCGCTCCGGCCAATGGCTCTTGGCCCCAGGATCATCGGGATCGCGATCACAGACTGGCATGGAAAAATACAGCCAATCGGGATTCTTCGACAGCCGCACCACCATGCAATCCTCGGCCCGCCTTGCTTGGGTGAAGCGAATCTTGCGATTCACCGGATCCATCGCCGGCATCAACTCAAGGTGCAGCTTCTGCATTCCGGCATCCACCGCCGCCGCATCGCGCACTCGCTCCTGATTCTCCACGTCGTCGAGATACGCCCGATCTGGCCGCTTGTCGTGCCACTTGAGCGATTGAAACTCCTGCTCCCATCCCCAGGCTTCGAGAATCCCGCCGTGCTTGAAGAAAATCCGGTTCTCGATCGACTTCCTTGCCAAGACCGATCCGCCAAACAACCGCTTCAGCCCCTCATTGGTTCGGCATTCGTAATCGATCGCCTCTAGCCTCTGACATGCCTTGGAGTAAGTCTCCGAGATCAACATCGTGTACCAGAAATTCCCGAACGCCCCTTCAAGCGCCAGAAACTCCTCGGCCTTCGTCGTCTTGCCACCGCCCCGATAGACCTCGATCAGCACTCGCGGATCCGCACAGCGCCATAGGTCAACGATCGTCACATGCCACGGAGGAGAAGCCACTCCATGCCGCCCCGCAAACAACATCTCGCAACCAAGCGCACGATCGCCATTGATCTTGGCGAGCAAGGGAACGTCGAGCGTCATCGCGCAGAGTTCACGGAGTAGCCGGCTGCGCGTTCATCACCGCATTGCACGACGCCTGACCACACGACCAATTATTGAAATCAACCGACCAGTTGCGCGCACTCACGAAATACGTCACCCCAGGCGTCAAACACGCCGTGCCACCAAAAAATTGCGGCGTGCAAACGCCATAGATGATCGTTGCCGTCGTGCCGTTGGAAATCGACAACGGCCCGTTCGCCCCCGTGTAATCCTTCGCCCGATAATCACACGGCGTCCGCGACAAACTCACCTGCCGCATCGTCGGCGGTCCCTGATACTCCGAAACCGCAAACCGCCCCAAAATCTGACTCTGCGCAGTCCCAGCCGGCGCCGTAACCTGAAACACCCACGCTACATGATCCCCAAACGCCTGCGTTAACCAATTCCCTCCACTCGTCCAGGACGACACAATCGCCGCTCCACCCACCACCCCCATCCCCTGATTCGCGCAATTGCTGAGATCAGATACCGGCGGAGGAATCGGCACACAATTCGGCCAAGTCCCCGTAGTCCCAGGAGGACATACCTGCGGCGGATTCGTCCCCGTGGGCACACACGTCGCCACATTCCCCGTAATCGTCAACGTGCCCTGGCAATTCACCGTGAAGGTGTCGGCATGCACCAGCGACCACGTCAAAATCATCACGCACGAAGTCACAACAATTACCAAAACCTGCTCAAGCTTGCTCACGCTGCCCCCCTCGGATCCGGCCATTGCTCCACCCAACTCCTCGCCCGCTTCGCTACCAACTTCCTCCCACTCTCGCCCAAAATCATCGCGTTCGCCTGCCCCAACGTCAAACCCTCCTCCACTACCCGACCAAACTCATCCTCCAACCGCCAATGCGGAAACTGCTGCCGCGCCTTCATCGCC